CATTGTTTTTGAAGAAGGCGATAAGTTAAAAATAACTACTCAATCTGGAAGCACATTTAGTTTTATAGCAACATTTGAAGAAGAAGGGTTGAGTAGAGCATGACCTACCTTGAACTTGTAAACGATGTACTCGTAAGATTACGTGAGACAACAGTATCAACTGTTTCCGAAACCTCTTATTCTTCCTTAATTGGAAAATTTGTTAATGATGCAAAGCGTCAGATTGAAGATGCTTTTGCTTGGAATGTTTTGGGTCAAACCATTACAGTGACCACTGTAGCATCTACACCCGCTTATTCTCTGACAGGTGCTGGTCAGAAGTTTCAAGTGATGGATGTAATCAACACCACAAGCAATGTTGGACTCATAAACATCACTTTTGTGGACATGAACCGCAAATTAAACTTTACTCCACTTGTCAACTCAATACCTACAGAATTTGCTTTTGATGGTGTTGATGGTAGTTACGACACTAAGGTAAATCTATATCCAATACCTGATGGTGTTTACACAATCAAGTTTGCCCTGACAGTGCCACAGGCTACCTTGACATCAGACTCAACTGTTGTTGCTGTTGCTGACACTCTAGTGGCTCAGAATGCCTATGCTCGTGCTTTGGTAGAGCGTGGTGAAGATGGTGGTTTGAGTTCATCTGAGGCATACCAGTTGTATAAAGCCATGTTGTCTGACAGCATTGCTTTGGAAGGCACTCGCTATCCTGAGAATCAGGAGTTTGTTGCGATATGAGCCAACAAATACAAACCTTTAGCGTTTCAGCGCCAGCACTTTATGGTCTGAATACGCAAGATTCACCTCTTGATCTTGCGGCTGGATATGCTTTGGTTGCGACAAATTGCGTAATTGACCAGTATGGTCGTATGGGTTCACGCAAAGGTTTCTCAAGAGTCAATTCCTCCAGTGGCAATTTAGGCGCTAATGATGTAAAAGTTATTCATGAGTTAGTCCAAGCTGATGGTACTTTGACTGTATTGTTTGCAGGTAACAACAAGTTGTTTAAACTTGATGGAAGCAATGCTGTCGTAGAACTTACCTATGGTGGTGGTGGTACTGCTCCCACAATTACTGATAGCAACTGGCAATGTGCATCATTAAATAACATAACTTACTTCTTTCAGTCTGGTCATAATCCTTTGATCTATGACCCTGCTGTCAGCACCACAACGTATCGTAGAGTGTCTGAGAAGTCAGGTTATGTTGCTACTGTTCCTGATGCCAACATCTGTATTTCAGCTTTTGGTAGATTGTGGGCGGCAACTACAACAACAAATAACTCTACTGTCTTTTTCTCTGATTTGATTGCTGGTCATGTTTGGTCAACAGGTACATCAGGTTCTTTGAATGTAGATCGTGTATGGGCGAATGGCGCTGACCAGATCACAGGTCTTGCGGCACACAATGGGTTTTTGTTTATATTTGGTAAACGTCAAATTCTTGTTTATCAAAATGCCACTACACCAGCATCAATGTCATTAAGTGACACTGTTGAGGGTATTGGTTGTATCGCAAGAGATAGCGTTCAAACAACTAGCACTGATGTGCTGTTTCTGTCTAACTCTGGTGTCAGATCACTGATGAGAACAATCCAAGAGAAGTCTGCTCCTGAGAGAGACTTGTCTAAGAATATTCGTAATGACTTAACAACTGTACTAACTGGTGAGGCACTGGCAGACATAAAGTCGGTTTATTCTGAGCGTGAAGCGTTTTACTTATTGACTACACCATCCATAGGTGCTGTATTTTGTTTTGACACTAAAGCGTATTTGCCTGATGGTTCGGCTAGGGCAACAACTTGGGACTCAATTACTCCAACAGCATTTTTATCTAGGCGTGATGGTAGTTTGTATATTGGCAAGAATGGCTATATTGGTTTCTATGATACTTACCAAGATTATCAATCTGCATATCGTATGTTGTACTACACAAACCATGCAGACCTTGGTAATCAGAATCAAACTTCTATTTTAAAGAAGCTGTCTATTGTAGTTATTGGCGGTACAAATCAGATTGTTACCTTTAAGTGGGGATTTGACTTTAAAACAAATTATTTGTCTGCTGATGACACTATCCCAACTCAAGGCGAGTCTTTTTATAACATTGCTGAATATGGTGCTAATGCCACTGTAGTTGCAGAATACTCTGATGGTGTTGCGTTACAGACTCTTACAGTTTCAGCATCAGGAAGTGGGAAAGTTGTTCAAACTGGATATGAGACAGACATAAATGGTACTGCGTTGTCTATTCAGAAGATTGAAATGCAAGCCAAAAATGGCAAAGTAAGTTAAAGGAGTAACTATGTCAGACTACACAAAATCAACAAACTTTGCAACCAAAGATGCTTTAATTTCTGGTAATCCTTTAAAGATTGTTAAAGGTACTGAAATTGATACAGAGTTTAACAACATTGCTATTGCCATAGCAACTAAATCTGATCTTGCAAGTCCTACCTTTACTGGTACTCCTACATTGCCAACAGGAACGATTGCTGTAACGCAATCTAGTGGAAATAGTACAACTGCAATAGCTACAACTGCTTTTGTTCAAGCGGCATTGCCGATTTTGTATCCTGTCGGTTCAATTTACATTAATGCCACTGTCAGCACCAATCCTGCTACTTTGCTTGGATTTGGTACATGGACTGCATTTGGTGCTGGTCGTGTCATGGTTGGTTTTGATTCAGGCAATGCACTTTTTGACACGGCTGAAGAAACTGGCGGTAGTGCTAATGCTACATTGCCAAGTCACACTCATACAGCAACAGTAACTGACCCAAGCCACTTTCATGGTGTTGACACACATTTCCCTGGCGGGGCTGGAACTGGTATTTTTCAAAGTTCTACTTCTAGTGCTGGAGGTGATAGTGTGACTAAAACAGCAGTCACTGGCATTTCAGTAGCTAACTCTACAGAAGGCGCTAGTGCCACTAATGCTAACTATCAGCCCTACATAACTGTGTATATGTGGAAACGCACAGCATGATTACTCACCACTTTTCTGATGGACTATATGCCAAGGAAGCTAGGTTTCCTGCTGGTGTAGCCATCTTGAAGCACACCCATAACTTCAGTCACTTATCTATCTTGGCTGAAGGCAAAGTTGCGGTGTTGCGTGGTAATGAGATTGATATTGTGAATGCTCCTGCTTGTTTAGAAATTAAGGCAGGATTGATTCATGGGGTTAAAGCAATAACTGATTGTGTTTGGTTTTGTATTCATGCCACAGACGAAAAAGATCCGTCTAAAGTGGATGAGATTTTGATTAAAGGAGATTGATATGCCTATTGGTGCAGTATTAGGATTTATAGGGGCGCAAACCCAAGCTAATGCTATTGAGGATGCGGCGGCTCAATCTGCGGCGGCTCAACGTGATGCGGCTCGACAAGCGGCTGAAGCGTCTAAGTTTCGCCCTGTAGGGATTACTACCCGTTATGGCACATCAAACTTTCAGTTTGACCCTAGTGGTTATTTGTCTGGTGCTGGATATACAGTAAGTCCTGAACTAAGAGGCTATCAAGATAGATTGATGGGTTTAACTGGTGGCGCTTTAACTCAGGCAGAACAGGCTCAACAACAGTATGCTCCTTTGCAGACTGCGGCTTCAGGTCTGTTTGGCTTGGGTCAGCAGTACCTTGCACAGAGTCCTGAACAGGTTGCGGCTAAATACATTCAACAGCAACAGGACTTGCTTGCCCCTAGCCGTGAGCGTCAGATGGCTCAGTTGCAAAATCAGTTGTTTCAACAAGGTCGTAGCGGTCTGTCTGTAGGTGCTACAGGTATGCGCCCAAGTGGTGCTGGCGGCTTGGGTGCAACTACACCTGAGTTAGAAGCCTACTACAACGCTATTGCTCAACAGGATGCTCAGTTGGCGGCAAATGCACAGCAAGCTGGTCAACAGAATGTTGCGTTTGGTACAGGATTATTTGGAACAGGAAGCCAGTTGTTAGGTCAGTATCAAGCTGGTCAGGTTGGCGCATTGAGTCCATTTCAAACTTATTTGGGTACTGGTCAGTCTATTGAGGAGATGGGTCAACAGCCTTTAACCTTGGGGGCTGGTTTGGGTGGTCAAGCGGCGGCTTATGGCGCTAATGCTGGTAGATCATTATTAGCTGGTGGATTGAGTGCCGCTGAAACGCAACAACGTGGTTCTAGCTACAGTCCATTAGGCGGTTTGTTGCAGGGTGCTGGTAGTAATCAAAAACTGCAAACTGGGTTTGAAAAGTTGTTTGGTATTAATCAACCATATGAAACCTATAGTGGATACCAAGTTGGGCCACCACAGCAAGGACAAACTCAACCTTATCCATATACAAGTTTTTCATATGATGGACAACAAATTTAAGGAGTAATCATGGCAACCTCAGACATTCTCGGTTTATTTACCACTCCTGAACAGTATCAACTTGCTCAACGACAAGCGCAAGAGGCTGAAGCATTGCAATATGCAAAACTTGACCCTATGTCTCAAGCACAGTATGGGTTCTATCGTGCTGGTCAACAGTTAGGTGGTGCTATTGGAGGTGCTTTGGGTGGTCAAGACCCACAGTTGCAGTTGATTGCTCGTAGTCAGCAACTTGCTCGTTCTGCAAATCTTGCTGACCCCGCATCATTAGAAGCTGTTGCTCAACAATTAGCCAATATTGGGAATATGCCATTGGCTATTACTTATGCTGATAGGGCTAAAGCATTGCGTGAAGAAAAACTTAAAGGTAAAGAATCAGAGTCAAAGATTAATTTACAAACAGCGCAAGCAGAGAAAGCTAAAAAATTTGAACAACAAGCCCAAGTATCTACACAAAATAGAACCATTATTTCTGGTATTGAAGAAAAGTTAGCTTCAGACCCTGCTTACGTTCCAACAAATAAAGAAATCGCACAAGCCAGATTTATTCTTGGTAACGAAATGAAAACACGAACTCTTACAGACCCAGTAACTGGTGCGTTGTTAGGGACTATTGAAGGCTTGGATATTAATTTCTCTGCGCCTAACCTTGCAAGACTTTTGGCAAAACAACCCGCTAAAGCAGTTGAAGTTGCGGCAATCCCAACAGATGATGTTGCTACAACATCCGCTGTACCTAAAACAGCGCCACCTGTAGCTGAAGCAATACTTCCTGCGGTTGGAGATGTTTCCACTACAAAATCGGGAATGAAGATAACTCAAACACCAGCTTCTGTTCAAAGAGAAAAAGAACAAAAAGAAAAAGAAGTGGCAAAAATAGAAGAAGATACTAATGAGGCTAGAGCATTGACCTCAGGAATAGATAACGTGAGAAGCGTAAGAAGTCTAATCAAAGAAACAAGTGATTTGGTTGGTACATACACTACTGGTCTTACGGGAAAAGTGTTGTCTTTTGGCTCAACTCCTGCTAGAAGTCTAGAAAATAAAAATAAAAGAATTCAAGCTAACGCAGTATTTGAGGAATTGATAAGGTTGAAATCCCAATCAAAAACTGGGGCAACTGGTTTTGGCGCTTTGAATTTAGAAGAATTAAGAACTATTCAAAATAAAGCAGGAAATCTTGACCCAGTGTCTCCAAGTTATAAACAAGACTTAAAAGATATTGATGATTATTTTGCAAAAATTGAAAATACATTGTCTGAAAAAAGTGGAAGGGCTGAAGAACTTTTAGGCAAAAAATCTACACCAACACCAGTTTCTAGGGGTAGAGAATCACAAATTAAAGCAATGGTTGATCGTGCTATGGCTGACCCACGAACAAAAGGTACAAGATCGCAAGTAGAGTCTAAGATTCGTGCAAGACCAGAATTTCAACAATAAGGGCTAATCATGGCAACTGAAAGAGCAAAGACTAATGTTGAAGCCCAACGGCGCATTACTGAGCAAATGGATGCTGTTCGCCCATTGTTGCGTAAAGCCATGCAATCTAACGATAAGGCGGCTATAGAAAAATATAGCAATGAAATGACTCGTTTAGATAGGCTTATGAGGGCTACTGCAACTATTACTGTTGGTGGTGTTGATGTCCCTATTGGCGCTATTGGTAGTGGCATACAGTCTGGTATATCTGGTTTGTTTACCGCCATTCCTGATATTGCTACTGCTGGATACAACTATCTTGCTCCACAAGAAAGTCAAATAACTTCTTTAGGTGAGTTAGGAACAAAATATCTTGGCACTCAAAATGAGCCTATGTCTGATGAACAGGCTTATGCGTTCAGAATGTCGCAAGGAGCAGGAAGTGCCGCTATTCCTAGTGCTGGAACAAAAGGCTTGCTTTTGGGAACAGGGCTTGGTGCGGCTGATGTCGCTGTATCTCAGGCAACTGGCGCTCCTGAAGGTCTTGTATCTACTATTTATACCGTAGGCAACTTAACTCGTGCTGGATTTAAAGGTATTCAAGGTTTACGAGAAAGCCGAAAACTAAATAAATTTATTGATGAAAACGTGCCTGTTGAAGGACAAAATGTCTTTAGGCAATTCATGTTGCGTGGGCAAGGTTCAGATAGTCCTATTGTTGCCGCCGCCATTCAAAAGTTGCGTTCACAACCTGAATATGCTGAATTGTTTGCCAAGTTTGACCAAGCCGCTACTAATTTTGCTACTCAAGGTATGCGCCCATCTGGTCGTATGCCCCTCGGTGGTGGTGAACAAGTCGCCCAAACACTTGCTGAAAGAATTGCAGGACAAGCGGATGAGTTAAAGATAAAGCGCAATGATGCAGGGAATCGTCAATTTGACGTTGCTTTTAAATATGGTCAAGAACGAGGAATTATTGACCCAACGAATTTGTTTAACAAAATAGCTGAACTAAAGAAACAGTTTGAAGTATCAAACACGGATTCTGCAAAAGCCGCAATGAAGTATTTAGACTCATTACAAACAAATATTGCTGTGAATCTTAGACCCAACGACAAAATGGATGTTCGTTCTGTTCAAGCAAGAATGTCAGAGTTTGGTAAACAAGCATCTTTAGGAGAGTCTTTGATAAAAGATCTTTCTATCTCTGATGAACAACGTATGTTTTCAGCATTGTTTGGCGCAACTGCCAACGATCTAAAGGCATCAAGATTAGCGGCAAAATCTGTTGAAGATAAGGCGGCAACAGGGGTTCTTATTCTTGCTAGAAAAAACATTTCTGACGCTTCCGATGCTTACAATGAATTTATGTCTAAAGGAATTCCATCCTTTATTAAAGACAAATCATTGCAGTCTATAGAGTATCCAGAATTGTATTCCGCATATCAAAAACTTACACCTGAACAACAAATATTGTTTAGGAAGACTGTTGAAAACACAAACAAAGAGGCTCTCAACTTTATAGACAAAAATGTCTATGATGATTTTGTAAACAAAGCCAAAGGTGAAAATGACGCTGGTATTTTTACTACAGATTTAGAAAAGTTGGCAAAGAATTGGGCATCTCTTAAAGATAATCAAAAGACTGCATTAACTAGCGCATTGGGTGCAAATGCCGCAGAGTTTGACAAACGAATGAAAGATGCCTTGGTTTTTACTAGAAGAATGAAAGTATCACAGCCAGTTGTAGAAGATGGAAAAGCATTTGCAACTGATTTGCAACGTGGCTTGTCGGCTAGTGTTGGCGCTGGTGCTGGATATGCGCCAGCAAAAGCGGTAGATGTTGCCATGACAACTTTTAACGAATTGTTCAAGAAGCAAGGTCTTTCTGATGAACAGTTAATGAAAATGCTGTTGACTCCTGAAGGTGCTGACTTTTTACGTCAAGGTTCATTAACAGGTGCATCTAGAAATACGCTTGATGCACTTACAAAGATACCATCAACTTTGGAACAAACAGCACCAGCATTAAGTGCCATCACGAGACTTATTTCTGCTCCAGTACAAGCCCCTGTTGAGCCAACACAAGCCGCACCTGAAGGTGTCTTTATTCCTGAAGATATATTTACAAATGAGCCAAGTACAGCGCCAATGGGAGCGCAACCTGTAAGTGATGAGGTATTTATTCCTGAAGATATTTTCACTATAGAAAAGCCTGTATTGCCACAAAATGATTTAACTAATGAAGATAAAACTCAACTTATGAATATTCTTGGCGCTTCACCAAATCGAAGTCCTATGTCTGGTAGAAACCCAGAATTACAACTAAGATAAGGACACAAAATTGATCCAATCTCTATTTGTCTTCTTGCGGCTGGCTTGGTCAAAAACATCCAAGCTGGCTGTGACCTCTATAAGCAAGCTAAAGAGTCTTTTGTTGAAATTAGGAACACTGCTAATGAAGTTGTCGCCATTGGCAAAGAGGTTAAAGGAATCTGGGGCACTCTTCTTGGATTCTTTGGCAATAAACCTAAACCTCAAGTTGCAAAGCCTGTTGGAAAGCCTAAAAAATCTGATTTTGTTGCTGTTGACGAAACTCAAGTCAAAGCTGAGATAGTTAAGAACCTGAGTGAGTTCTTCAAGTTACAGGAACAGTTAGAAGCGCACATTAGGGAGTCAGAGGAGAAGGCAAGGACTGTAGTTTTCTCTGATGATGTGAACTTGATGGAAGAAGCCCTAAACAGGGTTTTGGCGCAACAAGAGATGGAGAGGTTGGTAGTTCAGATACGAGAGTGCATGGTCTATCAGTCGCCCCCTGAGATGGGTGCTTTGTATTCTGAAGTGTTCAGCATGAGAGACATCATTGCTGGAGAGCAAGAGAAGGCTAGAAAGAAAAGAGATGCAGAGTCATGGCTACGAAAGGAAAGGGAGCGTCTTCTAGCAGAAAAACAAGCAGACCTGTTGGTAGCTTTCCTGTTCCTCCTA